GGGTAGGGTGATTTTAAGATTTTAGGTCTTGGCTTTTGGTCCGGGCTTGATGGTTTCAGGCCAGTCGCCATGACCTACCTTCCCGCCAGTCAGTCGATCAAGGTCGGCACGTCTGGCAATTGACGGAATGCTTTTCCCTAGCACCCAATTGCTGACGGCCTGTCGGGATACGCCACAGGCGCGAGCGGTTGCACTCGCCCGACCATGCTCTAATCTTAGCCAAACCTTCAGCTTGCGCGAGTTCCTCATATCAGCACCAGCGCAATATAGCCTAGCGCTGCCATAGAGGCCCAACAGAGCGCGATTGCTGTATAGAGTAGTGCGGCAGTGGCCCCGAATTTGATCAACGGGCCGTGGTGGTGCCTCTGAGGGCGTTTTAGGGTCATTTTCCCCACCCCAACGCTATGCCGATCTTCGTGCCAGTATCGACGTGAAAATTAACGGCCAGTTCGCTGGAGATTTTCGAGATTTCCCCGGCTAGGTCGTCGCTGTCGAGCGCGTCATGTAGGCGCTCATAAATATAGGCAACGTCTACTCGGCTGTCGAATTTGTCCATTGTCTTAGTCTCCGTGGTTGGGGTTGTTGGGTTTAATTATACGCATTGAGCCAATTGCACTCGGGGCACTCGAACCATTCTGACGCCGGGGCGTCTTCGCCCTCAATGTCCTTCCCTAAAACTAAATCGAATTTATCGCTGACGTGTTCGCACGAATTGCACTCTAATTTTTGTTTGGTCATGTCTTGGTTCCTTATGTTTTTGGGGTTGATTAGATCGCGGAAACACTGCCGACGTAGACTTCGCGATAGCCTACGAAACTGCCGAACTCGGCAAGCGCGGCGTCATACACGTCGTCAAGGTCGGTGCCGGTTGGCAGGTCTAGGTATTCCCGCCCGGCGTGCGTGTGGTCTAGGTAGTAAAGATCGATGGTGTATGTGTGGTCTGTCACGTTCTGCACTCCTCTGTTGGTTGGTAAATCCTCACTCATACGCCCCACGATGGTAGGGCGCATGGTGCGAAGACTTACAGGGTTCGGAATTTACCGTCCTCATCTCGTAATTTGATTTCTGTACACCCGGCGTTTGGCATCCCGAAGTCATCGAGAGGTTCAAACCCCTCAAAATCCCCGAAGAGCGTACCGGTGTAATAGAGTTCCCCGTCATCGTCGAGAAGCTGGAAGTCGGTTTCGTTTGCCGTGTGGCGCGACTTGTTGCTCGGCCCCGTGAGACCCTTCTCTACGTCGTTTATGTGGTCGGTGGTGATGATCCAATTATATTCGCTAGTCATGTTAGGCGTCCTCTTGCTGGTTTTCGTTCTTGCTTGCCATGGAAATCTGATTTACCCAAAATGCGAGCTCGCCGCGCAATCCCTGTCCGACAGGCGTGCTCGCCGGAAAGCCAAGCATTGTGCTGCGTATGTTGGCGATAATGCCGGGCGCATCTTCCGCGCCGAATTGACGAAGGTACGCGCGCCCGTCTTTTATGCCGTCGATGTAATACTCGGATACTGTGTTCATTGTGTTAACTCCGGTTGATTAAAAGCACTCACTGGTACGCCGGTCGCCCGGCGCACTGTGAAGGCTCAGTCGGCGAGCATGTTAGAGGGTAGCTCAGGTGACCCCCAGCCATACCACCGAGCGCGACTGCTGTTGGCGTCCACGTCCGCGAAGTGAGCCCACTCATAACCGCCGTAAGGGTTGGCGCGGAATACTTGATGATCCGTGCGCGGGTTGGCGGGTTTAGGTGCGACAAGCGCTAGCGTGCCGTCGTGCAGTATCATGGTCGTAACGGCCATTATGCCACCTCCTGATTTTCGCTAAGATGTTCCGCAATCTCTTCCCAGTTTACGTCTGAGATGAAAGCCCGGGCGAAATCCAGCGTGACGCGGTGACCGCCGCCGACTTCGAGTATTTCGTTAGCCATCTCTTCCACAGTCGCTGCGGAGACCCACTCGACGTCAGTGTCCCAGCCATCGAAAATCTCTAGATTGACGCGCCAAGTCGCATAGTTAGTCCAACCAGTGTAGGTGGTGTCGGTAGTCATGTTCATGATCCAATCTGTCCTAGTTCAAGATATACGTTTGTGTACTCATCCGGTAGGAGACGCATATACTCCCGCGCCGCGTCCTCGAAATAAAACCGTTCGGTGTAAGGGCGCTTGCCGTCCTCGTAAGCCAGGACCCACGCGCCACTGCCGCCCGGGCCGTATTTTGGTGTCGGGTTTGCCATGTTCTTCTCTCCTGTTGAGTTGATTGTGGTTTATTCATCGCCGTATGCGGATTCGATTTTCTCGCCGCAATGGTCACAATCTAGGTCGGGATCTTCCCAATTTACATCGCTACCGGCGGCGTCCCATCCATCGTGCGCGGCTGTAACCGTCGAATGAGCGATAGCGCGCCACTCGGCTCTAACGCAATCAACGCACAACGCGCCGCCGTCGGTTGTAACTACAAACATTGGATAACCGCCCGGCCAAGCATATTTGTTTTTGGCGGCGTACTTCACTGTATTCGGAATAATGTGTCGCATGTTCTTCGCTCCCAGTTGGTTACGTTGGTTAAGCACTCACTGGTGAGCCGCACGACACGGCTCACGGTGAGGGCTTTACGCGTAACGCGGATTGTTCGTTTTCAGGGCGATTTTACCGGCGGCTAGCCGCTCGTTTTCCGCTGGCGTATTGAGTGCCGGCAACATCGACAATGCGCGCACCATGTTTTTAATCGCGTACTTAGGTTGATTGCCTACGATTTTCCAAGCCTTGATCGTGTTCATGTTCTTGTCTCCTGTTGGTTATGTTGGGTAAGCACTCACTCATACCGCCCGACATGAGCGGCATGGTGCGAAGGCTTTTAGTAACTTTTTGTAGGGGCTTGTTTAGGTTGTCCATTCTCTAGCAGAAACTCGAATTTGGCTTCCAGCCAGAAGACACGCTCGTCCGCGTCGTCGTCCCATGCGCTGGCGTCCAGCCAGTCGATGCAAAAAGTGTATTTTTCCGGGGTTGCATTCCATTCGTTCGCGTCGGCAATTGTTGGGTTGCTCATGTCTCTGTCTCCGCTCGTGTCAGGCCGACCAACTCATACATTTGATCATACTGCCCTGCCTTGTACGCGGCTTCCATTTGCTCGCACAGTACCTGAAAAGCGTCAGGCGCTGCCGTGTCGGTGGTCTCTATTTGATTGGTGGTCATAGTTTCGATTCCCTTGGTTGCGGTTCTTGATTGTATAAGGGCATACCTATTGGCATGTGTAAAGCCATTTATCCACAGGGTTGCAAAAAAGATTAAATGGGCAATATAATGCACATCAATGGGTTAGGGATTAAACAAATGCCTGAAATCGTCAAAAAGCCCCGGGGACGCCCAAAAGGCTCACAGAACCGCGCAACTAAGGAGATACGCGAAAAAGTGAATTGGGCTTTCGACAAGATCGCCGGGGAAAGTGGCGAGGGCCTGCTAACGTTGGCTGAAAGTGAGCCTGCTATATTCTGGTCGCTCGTTGCCAAGATCATACCCCAACAGGCAACGCTTGCCGTGAGCCACACGCTCATCGATCTAGGCGACGCGATGAAGGTGGCACGTGATCGCCTGGACCGAATGGAACCAGCCAACGTGATCGAGGCACAACCAGATGACGGTGATGAAAATAGTTGAGGGGGGGGGTATGGGGGGGGCACCCCCGAGATTCCCGGCGCGGCGTCATGCCGATGGTGGTCACCACTCCCCATTTTATATATTTTTTCAGTAATCACATAATAGGTTGACACATGGCAAAGCAACAGCCCCGAGAGCAAGAGCAGCAACTCATCTCCCAGATGCTGGAATTTCAGGATGATCCATTGAGCTTTGTTCTGTATGCGTTTCCGTGGGGCAAGGCCAACTCTCCACTGGAGAATGCCAAAGGCCCGCGAGGCTGGCAGGTAGAGGCTTTGACTGAGATGCGAGATCATCTTGCTCGCAACCGCAATAAGACCCGACAGCAGCTAGACCCGGAGCTATTGAAGATTGCAATCGCGTCAGGGCGCGGTATTGGCAAGTCAGCGTTCCTCGCGTGGATTGCGCTGTGGCTATTTAGCTGCGTTCCGAGTTCCACAGTCATTGTATCGGCGAATACCGAGCAGCAGCTTAAATCAACCACGTTCCCGGAGATACGCAAGTGGGCCACGATGGCGATAAACGCGAACTGGTTTGAGCATAATGCGATGTCGCTGCGCCCGGCGGACTGGCTTGTGGCGTCCCTGAAAGCCACTACAGAGTACGATGACGCCTATTGGTACATACAGGCCCGTCTGTGGAGCGAAGAAAGCCCTGACGCCTTTGCAGGGGTTCATAGCCAAAAGGGCATGGCTGTGTTGTTTGATGAGGCTTCTGGTATTCCGTCCGTCATTTGGCCGGTGACGCAGGGTTACTTCACCGATAAAACGGTGCATCGCTTTTGGGTGGCTATATCCAACCCGCGTAATCCGTCTGGTGCGTTCTTCGAGTGTTTCAATGCGAACCGGGATACATGGTGGAATCGCACGGTAGATGCTCGTTCGGTGAATGAGAATGATCAGGCGCTCTACCAGCAGATCATTAAGCAGTATGGAACTGACAGTGACGAGGCTAGGGTTGAGGTCTACGGAATGTTCCCCCGTCAGGGAGACCATCAGTTCATTAGCCGGGGTGAGGTTGATGATGCGATGAATCGAAAGATTGACGCAGACATGGGTGCGCCCTTGCTGATGGGTGTTGATCCTGCGCGGTTTGGAGATGATGAGGCGGTGATTGCGTTTAGGCAGGGTCGGAATGCGGATGTCATTCCGTGGCGCTCTTACAAGAGGTGTTCTACCTCTGAGTTGGCATCAAGCTGTGCGGAGTACATTGATAAGTACAAGCCTGACGGTGTGTTTGTTGAGGGTGACGGTGTTGGAGGCGGAGTGATTGATATCCTGCGAGAGTATGGATACAGAATTATTGAGGTAACGGCGGGCGGCGGTGCTGAGAACAAGGAGACATATGCTAACCATCGAACGGAGTTATGGGGTAGAATCCGCGATTGGCTGCCCGGAGCGTGTCTGCCCGATAACAAGGGGCTGGCAGATGATCTTGCTGCTCCGATGTATGACTACTCGCTCAAGGGTCAGTTAAAGCTAGAGCCGAAAGACCGCATGAAGAAGCGAGGGTATGCCTCTCCCAATAACGCTGATGCGCTAGCAATGACGTTCTCGCGCAGTGTGGCGCGAAAGGATTCAGGTGTTTCACGTCGAGGAATGCGAAAGCGTGTAGCTAAAGGCATGGAGTACTCGGTTATATAGGTGTTGCACAAAAGTGACATTGTTGCTATTGTGCATCAACTGCGTAAAATAAGAGGTGTTGTTATGGGTGGAATCTTTGGTGGGGGCGCTCCCCAACAAGTAGCTGCGGCCCCTTTGCCCCCGACACGTTCAGATGCTGAAGTGCGGGCTGCTGCGCTCGAAGCGCGGCAACGTCGTGCGAGTGCAACAGGACGCGCTGAAACAATTCTTACTAGTCCCCAAGGCGTGACTGAAGATGAACCTATGGCAACCGAACAACTACTGGGTTCAGCATGAAAAACAAGGGCAAGCCGGTAAAGAAGAAGCCACGCGGTACAGCTAAGATGGTTAGTGGATTGGGTATACCCTTGCCAGCAAGCAAAAAGCTCTTGGGATACAAGTAATGGGTGGGGTGTTTAGACCAAGCAGACCAACGCCAGCGCCAGCGCCCGCACCTGTTCAGGTTGCCGCAGTTGTTGCAGAATCTCCTTCTGATGTTTTAGCTCGTCGTAAGAAAGCTGAAGATCGCACGCTTGGCGAAACCACTTCTGCTGGAGACGCGGACAACCCGACTAAATCTTTGCTGGGACAATAGATGGCAAACTCTGTAGCAGAACAAATTATTCGCCGGTACGACAAGCTAGACGGCGGTCTGGGTACGTGGCGCTCCCATTGGGAAGAAGTAGCTGACAGAGTTCTGCCGCGCTACGCATCTACTATGACGGCTGGTGCTGGAGATAGTCAGACACGAGGCGAGAAGCGCACAGAGAAGATGTTCGATAGTACAGCAGCACTTGGCCTTGAGCGGTTTGCTGCTGCAATGGAAAGTATGCTGACACCGCGCAATCAGCAGTGGCACAGGCTTACTACATCTGATCCGTATCTAAACAGAGACCGAGAAACAAAGCTGTGGTTTGAAGAGGCTACGCGGGTTCTGTTTAAGCATCGATATGCCCCTAAAGCAAACTACGCTAGTCAGCAGCACGAAGCCTACATGGGTCTTGGTGCATTTGGCACAGCGGCAATTCTGACAGAGAGAAATGAAAAGGGCGGAGGGCTTCGCTACCGTGCGCTTAATTTGCGTGAGGTTGTGTTTGATATGTCCTCTCAGGGCATCGTTGATACTGTGTATCGAAAATATACCCTCAAGGCCCGCCAAGTCTCTCAGAGAGTTGACAGTGGGTTCTTCACCAACGCGCCGGATACCATCGCGAAGGACATGAAGGAAAACCCAGACAAAGAATACAGCATTATTCATTGTGTTAAGCCGCGTGAAGAAGCCTATGGAACAGGTCGCAT